TTTCAGCCATTATTTTAATAGTTTTTTAATTTCTTTTTCATCAATTCCTTTAGTAACTAAAATATTTTCTAACCATTTTTTATCAGTTAGTGAAATATATTCTTCAGCTTCACTTACAGAACATTCAAAATATTCTGCTACATGCTGTGCTGCTTCAGGAGATGATTTTTTAGTATTTGATTTGATATAAGTTGAGTAAGTGTTTTTAGATTGAGGAATCATATAACAATATACTTCATACAATCGCTTACTTTCTTTAATATTAAGTCCTTGTATATAATTAACAATTTCTATATATTTAGGATTCATACTTAAAAAGCGATGAATCATAAAATTATTAAATTGTTTTTGTTGATCAGGAGTAAATGATTCCCAAGATTGTTTAGTATCAATAACTGCTTTGATCCAATCAAATACTGAAAATGATTTACTTTGTTGTGTTGTGTTCTTCATATTCTTCACGAAGTTCCTTAGGTAACAGTTCTGTTAAAATTTTTCCTGTTTTAACATCAATAAATACAGGGATAGGAATAATAGCATCTTCTGATGTACCTACTAAAAATTTACTTGCTTTTCTTAAAATTACTGCTTCTTGAAATACTTGATTTCCGTCTTCTGATTCGATTGGTGTGGTTTGTTTAATATCCACATTCATCTGCATTTGTTGATTTTTGTTCATATTACTTTTTTATTATTAATTGTTTCTAATATTTTTGATATACATGCCATTATATTAATTTCTTTATCAAGTCTAAATGTAGCGTGGTACATATATTCTTCTAAATAACAGATGATTAAACCATTATTACCTTTAGAATATTCATCTAATTTATCATATAAAAACTTATATAAGTCTTCAAAATCACTTATATCAGTATTTGCTATAATCTGTCTAATGTTGTTAAACGATTTTATAGACGGTTTTTTAAGTTCTTCTAATATATGTTCTTTATAATTATCATTTGTATCTGAAAGATTATCTAGAACTAGACTATTATCAACTGTATATTTTTGATAGTTGTTAATTATTTTTCTAAAATCAGGATAGAACTTATTTACAATAGTAACTAGATCAGGAATTTCATATTCAATTTCTTCCTTATCTAAAATAGTACTAATATGTTGTGCTACTATTTTTTTAGTTGGAGGAGACAAATCAAATTCTTGTAACCTACTTCTTAATGGTTCTATAAGACGTTCTGGATAGTTACCTGTTAAAATAAAACGAGTTGTTAAACTATATGTTTCCATCATATTTAACAAGATAACTTGTGATGCTTGAAGTATATGAGTTGCCTCATCCAATATCACTATTTTAAGAGGCTTAAATGAACCAGCAGCAGCGAATGCTCCTACTTTATCTCTCATAACATCAATTGAACGTTCATCAGTCGCATTAATATACAAATAATCACAGTCAATATTATTTACTAAGATTTTGGCAATCGTGGTTTTACCCGCACCAGGTTTACCAGCGAATAGAAGATGTGGTATATCTTGACTCTTAATAAACTCTTGGAACTTAGTTTTAATCTCATCTCGACAAATATAACCTTCTAAAGTATCAGGACGATACTTTTCATTTAATATTGTATGTAACCTTTTTGACATAACTTATTTTTATTAAATATATAAAATATTTTTTAGGAAGTCAAATTAATAATCTCCATAGATATTAAATTTCTTAGGAGGAGGAGGTGCTACTTCCTCAGTTGTAATTATATACAACTCACCTTTTAAAGGCGCTAATCTAAAATCACAAGGTTTTTGAGTCTTTTGAAAATAAGCTTCTAATGTTTCAGTTAATGATCTATGAACAGTTTTAGTCACATCATCTACTAAGATCCAATTGTCACCAGGAGGTGATCTTCTAGCTATTAAAATAATTTTTTCTTCTATCATAATTAATACATTCCAGGCATTCCAGCTGGTTGTTCTTGTTCTTTATTATCTTTAATTTCAATAATTGCTGCTTCAGTTAACAATACTGTTCCTGCTATTGAAGCGGCATTTTCAATTGCATTACGAGTTACTTTAGCAGGATCAATAATGCCAACACCTTTCATATTAGCATATGTTTCAGATTTAATATCATAACCCATCCAATGGTCAGATCCATCTAAACGAGTAATTAGTCCATAACATTCTTCTTCTGAGTAACCAGCATTGGTTAGAATCTTCATAAATGGTGAAGCACAAGCTTTATAAACAATTTGTTTACCGATATAAGAATCAGAATCTAATTCAGCTCTTGATTCAGTAATTGCTTCTCTAGCATATAATAAAGCTGAACCTCCTCCAGGTACAATTCCTTCTTCTAAAGCAGCTTTAGTGGCGTGAAGAGCATCATCAACTCTATCTTTAGTTTCTTTCATTTCTAATTCACTATTTCCACCCACATGAATAATAGCTACACCACCAATAAATTTAGCTAAGCGTTCTTGTAATTTTTCTTTTTCAAATGGAACAGTTGATTTATCAATTTGAACTTGTAGTTCTTCAATACGAGCATTGATTTTTTCTTGTTCACCTTTACCATCAACAATTGTTGTTTGATCTTTAGTAATAGTTACTAAACGAGCTTTACCAAACCAATCCCAAGAAAACTTATCTAGTTTCATTCCTTTTTCACTTGAGAATACTTGACCACCAGTCATGATAGCCATATCTTCAAGTAAGAGTTTTCTACGATCACCAAAATCAGGAGCTTTAACAGCTGCTACTTTAATAGTACCTCTCATTTTATTTACAATAAGTGTACTTAAAGTTTCACCATCAATATCTTCAGCTACAATTAAAAGTGATTTACCTGTTCCAGATACTCCTTCTAGAATAGGTAACAAATCTTTTACTTGATTAAATTTACGATCAGCAATTAAAATAAAAGGATCTTCTAAAGTACAAGTCATATCACTATTATTTGTTACAAAATAATGTGATTTATATCCTCTATCAAATTGCATACCTTCTACTGTTTCAAGATATGTTTCTCCAGTTTTAGATTCTTCAATATGAACTACTCCTTCACGACCTACTTTTTCCATTGCTGTGGAAATCAATTTTCCAATTTCAGGATCATTATTAGCTGATACTGTGGCAATTTGTTCTAATTGGTTTTCTGAGGTAATGTCTTCTGCTATTTCTTTACGAAGGCATGCTACTACTTGTTTTACAGCAGCATCGATTCCTCTTTTAATTTCAACAGCATTTGCTCCTTTATCTAAATAAGTTAAACCCTCATTTATCATTTTTTGAGCTAAAAGAGTAGATGTAGTTGTACCATCACCTGCTGTGTTAGCTGTTTTAATTGATGCTTGTTTAATCATTTGAACACCTAACTCTTCAGTTGGGTCTTCAGTGTTTGAGATTTGTTTAGCTACAGTAACACCATCCTTAGTTGATCTCACTTCACCATACTCAGTATAAATAACATTTCGTCCATTAGGACCTAAAGTAGAAGTAACAGCATCTGCTACTTTGTTAATACCATTAATTAATTTTTTACGAGCCTCTGCTCCAAATTCAATTTTCTTATTCATAAATTTTATTTTTTAAAATACTGCTAATACTTGATTTTCCTGACATGACCAATATTCTTGACCTTCAAATTCAATTTTAGTAGGCCCAATTGCTGGTAAATAAACTTTTTGATCTACTTCAAGTGATGTTTTAATGAAATTACCTGTGACAGACCAGTATCCATCACCAACAGATACAATAGTACCAACTAAACTTTTTTCTTTTCCTAAATCAGGAATTACAATAGAACCATAAGTGGTTTCTTCCTCTTCTAGAGGCTTTACAATAATGTTGTTAAATACAGCTTTTAATGACATAGTTTTGATTTTTATAACTTATAATATATTAAAAAAATTTAAGCAAAACAAACTTTAGGGCACTTGAATTACTTAATTTTTAAAGACTTTGGTTTAGCTTCTTCAGCAAATGGAATATAAACTTTTAATAGTCCATTTTTCATTTCAGCTTCTGCTCTAGTTAAATTAAACTTAGAAGAAATTTTATAACCTAAATTAAAAGATCTTTTAGCTATACCTTTATAGATGTAACCTACTAAAGAATTATCTTCTTCTTTTGTGTGAGATACTCTTAAAATATCTCCTTCAATGTTAATAGCTACTTCATCCTTATCTAGACCAGTGCAAGCAATCTCAAAATGGAGACCTGAATCATTTTCAAAAATATCTACAGGATGTGGAGATTTCGTTTCCATCGCGGGTGCGAAGTGTGCGTTTGCATCAAAGAAATTCCTAAACAAGATGTCAAACGGATGTAAATGTTTTTCTAAAAATAGTGTACTCATATCACTTAAGTTTTGTGCTGTCCTAAGATCAGCGGGTTAGACATAATTTAACAAAACTGCGCCCTAAAGTCTGCTTTGTTTTATTATAAATATTCAATGATTTCAGCTTCTTCCACTTTATTAACAAAGTAGAATAAATTATCTTTTTTTAGTACAGCATCAGCACAAATATCTTCTTTATAGTTTTGTACAAATTCTGCTTTAATATATTCTTCTTTAATAATACGTTTGATAATAAACAATGTATCATTAAAGTTAATAATCTGTCTATTTAAATTAAACATCTTTCTTTACAATATAATAAGTACTAGTTGTGTTATCTGTTTCAAATTCAAACTTAATTAAACCTTCTAAATTAATAAACATTTTAGCTGTTTTATAATCCTTATTACAGTTAAATATTTCCTTAATTAGATCAGAGTTAAATATTAATTCAAAATCTCTACTTACATTCTTATTAATGTTTAAGTAATAAGATACTTTATTAGCATATTCAATATCACCACCAAATATAAATTCTAATTGGGGTTGACCATCTAAACTATCAAATGGTTTAATCACTACTGAAGTGCTTTCTGATAATGCGTTTTTAGCTTTAATAAGAGCAATAATTACTTCTGAGTCTAGTTCTATTTCAATATCAAATTCTTGGGAGCCATTATATGCTCCTGTTTTTGGGATTGTTAAGATATCTGCTAATGAATAGTTAACTGTAAATTGTTGATCGGCAATGATCAATTTAGAAAATATTTTGTTACTTTTAATAAAGCTTAATAATACTTCATTAGTAGTAATACTTATTAATTTAAGTAATTGTGAAGTATTACTAATACCAAATGATGAATTTTCTAATTTAAAATTATTACTATTAATTTCACCAATCATTTCCCTAGTAGGAGCAGTGAATTTAATATTTAAAACACTATCTTTAATATCCCATTTAACAGCTTCAATTAAGCCATTTAGGTAATATTTGTTTATAACTGCTTGTAGTTCTTGTTTGTTTATCATAACCTTATTAATATATAAAATTTTTAATTAAAAGCAAAAAACTTTTTAACATTTGAATTTAAGCTTGGAAACTCCCAATTTAAATCAAGATAAAGATTCTTCAATTTATTACCCAACAATGACTCAAATATTTCATCAACATCAATGTATGCCTTAATAAATTCCTCAATTTCTGGAGGTGTTTTAGCATTTGGTAATCCTATTGTTTCAATATTGTAAGGATTTTGTTTTAGGTTAATTATAAATAATTTATCACCTTCAATAATTGATTCGTATTTTTTATCTAACTTTTTAAATTTAAGTAGATCATTGTAACGAACAGCAGCCTTTGTATTTGATGGTGCTTTTAATCTAAATGAACTAAACATTTCACCTGCCCTAGCCGGTATATGGTATGAGGATATTTGTTTTACTCCTGTTGGTTTACCTAATGTTCTAGGATCCATTGTTTTTAATGATTTATAAAACTCAATAATTTCATTATCTATTTCTTCTTTAGATTTACCAAACAAAATATCTTTAATTAAGTTCTCACCAAACTTTTTAAATAACTTACTCATGTTGGACTTCATCAATTCAAGTCCTTTCATGTCTAATTCTTCAACAGGTACACCTTCTTTGTTAGTAACATACATTGCGTAACGACGTTTACCTGTAGTTAGCAAACCAGTACATATTACCTCTTGTTTTAATTGAAAGTAGTGAGTACCGGGTTTAATGTTGAATAGGTCTTTGCTTATATTGTCTAGGTTAGCGTTTGATTCGTTTTGAATTTGTGTTGCTAGTTTTAGTATGATCTCATTTTTGTTAATATCATTAATTTCAATATCTTGAGATTTTATATGTTCTA